TGCTGTGAATGCCTGCATTGCCTGTGTGATGCAGCGGGCAAAGCGGGAGGGTGTCGAAATGGCTGGCGCGGCGAAGACCTGTGCCGGAACGCAGGTGATGCACATGCGCGGGGGTGTCTGGATGACCGGCGCGACGGCAAATAGCGCAGCCAAGCTGGGCAACACGCGCCATGTGCTGTTTTTCAGAAAGGGTCGTCAAAGGCGGTGCGCTCTTGCTGGCGCTCCATGTGTTCCATGTACGGCAGCCTGATCTGGGTCAGGAAGGTTCTTGAGGCGACAGGGTCGTGATCAAGTTCGCTGCGACTGGTGACGTTGCAGACTGCACGAATGCAGATGGCGGCCAGCTTGGAGGCGTCCAGGCCGGGGTTTTGCTCGGCAGCGCGCGCCCATTGTGCAGGTAGTGCTTTAGCTAGCCAGTCGGTGAACATAGCCTGCGCGCACCACATGCCGGAAAGCCGGGCGAGTGGGCCGCCGATGGGTTTGGTGACAGGCTCTGGTGAGGCAGGGAGAGCGTCTTCGGTGGCGAGGCGCGCGATAGCAACCGAAGACGCTCTCCCTGCCTCACCAGAGCCTGTCACCAAACCCAT